GGTGGTTGTCACATCCAACACAAAATACTGGTGTAGGAACAGCATGGGGTTCATCAGCGAATGCATCTAGTTTTGCAAACACAACTGGTAATGTAACGTTCTCGTTGTCTGGTGGAGCAGATGGTACAGTTGATACTTCACAAATTACTACAAGCTGGGACCAATTCAAGAATGCAGAATCAGTAGACATTTCACTCTGTGTAACTGGCACAGGTAATTCTACAATTTCAAGTTATGTTATTGACAATATTGTAGGAACACGTAAAGATTGCGTTGCATTTGTTTCACCAACCAAAGCAAGTGTTGTGGACAATTCTGGTAATGAAGTTAGTGACATTACTACATTCCGTAATTCACTTACATCATCTTCATATGCAGTTCTAGATTCTGGTTACAAATATCAATACGACAAATACAGTGATGTTTATCGTTGGGTACCATTAAACGGTGACATTGCTGGTCTGTGTGTAAGAACAGACCAAGAACGTGACCCATGGTTTTCACCTGGTGGTTTAAATCGTGGCGTTATCAAGAACGTTGTAAAACTTGCTTGGAATCCACTAAAATCAGAACGTGATTCATTGTATTCTGTTGGCGTAAATCCTGTTGTTTCTTTCCCAGGAGAAGGTACAGTTCTGTTCGGTGACAAAACATTACTGAGCAAGCCAAGTGCATTTGATCGTATCAATGTTCGTCGTTTATTCATCACTCTTGAAAAAGCAATTTCACGTGCAGCACGTTTCTCGTTGTTTGAATTTAATGATCAATTCACACGCGCACAGTTTGTTGCTCTAGTTGAGCCATTCTTACGTGACGTTCAAGGTCGTCGTGGTATCACAGACTATCGAGTTGTGTGTGACGATACAAACAACACTGGAGAAGTTATTGATCGTAATGAATTCGTTGGTGACATCTATATTAAACCAGCACGTTCTATCAACTTCATTCAATTGAACTTCGTAGCAGTTCGTACGGGAGTATCTTTCAATGAAGTCGTAGGTGCGGCATAAATAAGAGAGAAACAGGAGAAAATAAATGGCATTTAACGTAAATCAATTCCGCTCTCAACTTCAAAGTGACGGCGCACGTCCTAATCTGTTTGAAGTGAGTATGCCGTTTCCTGCATTCTCATTACCAGGAAACGCACAAACAAAAATGACGTTCATGTGTAAAACAGCACAACTTCCAGGTTCAACTCTGGGCGTTGTGCCTGTTCAATACTTCGGTCGTGAATTAAAGTTCGTAGGTAATCGTACTTTTGCAGATTGGACAGTTACAATTATCAACGATGAAGACTTTGCAGTTCGTAATGCATTTGAACGTTGGATGAATGGCATTAATAGCCATAATCTTAATGTTCGTAATCCAATTGCTGGAACACCACTAGGATATACTGTTGATGGTGAAGTTACTCAGTTTGGAAAAGCAGGTAACTCAATTAAAAAATATAAATTTGTAGGTTTATTTCCAACAGATATCACTCCAATCGATGTTGATTGGGGCTCAAATGATACTATTGAAGAATTTTCTGTAACGCTTACCTATCAGTGGTGGGAAGCAGTAGCAGACGGTGTGGTCTAAAAGTAGGGGGGACACCCCTACTTTTTATTATAAAATGAAAGGAAAATTCTAGTGGCGATTAAGCTGTTTGGCTTTACTTTAGGTTCGAAAGATGTTGTTCAGAAAGAAAAACCTGAACAATCATCTTTCGTTCTTCCTTCCGCTGCACAACTAGATGACGGTGCTGTTACTATTACGCAAAATGCGTATTATGGCACATACGTAGATTTAGAAGGTTCAGTTCGTAATGAGATAGAACTTATCACTCGTTACCGTGAAATGTCCAATCATCCAGAGTGTCAAATGGCAATTGATGAAATCGTCAATGAAGCCATAACACACGATGATAGAGGCAAAGTTGTTGATATTGTTTTAGATAATCTGAAACAACCAGAATCAATTAAGAAAAAAATTATTGAAGAGTTTGATAATGTCCAAAAGATGTTAAACTTTTCAAACTTAGCCGACGACTTATTTAAACGTTGGTACATTGACGGTCGCATGTTCTACCATGTGGTAGTTAATGATAAGAATCCAAAAGAAGGTATTCAAGAACTCCGTTATATTGACCCACGTAAAATTCGTAAAGTGCGTGAAGTCAAAAAAGAAAGAGATCCCAAAACCGGTGCTTTAATTGTCGAATCTGTTGCTGAATATTATGTGTACAATGACCGAGGTACAACAACTCAAACGTTTACTGCAAACGTAACTCAAGGTCTTCGTATTGCACCAGAATCCATTATTAATGTTAATTCAGGTTTGATGGATGCAAAGAATACTTTTGTTATTTCATATCTACACAAAGCAATCAAGCCACTCAATCAGTTACGTATGATTGAAGATGCGATTGTTATCTATCGTATTTCACGTGCGCCAGAACGCCGTATTTTCTACATTGACGTTGGTAATTTACCAAAAGGTAAAGCCGAACAATATCTCCGTGATATCATGATCAAGTATCGTAACAAAATGGTTTACGATGCCAATACTGGTGAACTGCGTGATGAACGTAAACATTTATCGATGTTGGAAGATTTCTGGTTGCCACGTAGAGAAGGTGGTAAAGGAACAGAAATTACTACTTTACCCGCTGGTCAAAATCTTGGTGAATTAGAAGATGTAAAATATTTCCAAAAGAAACTATTACAATCACTGAACGTTCCATACTCACGCTTAGAATCGCAAGAAGGTGGAATGGCTGGTCTAGGTCGTTCACAAGAAGTTACACGTGACGAACTAAAATTTGCAAAATTTGTTATTCGTTTACGTAATAAATTTTCACAACTATTTGATGAGGCTTTAAAAATTCAATTAGTTTTAAAAGGTATTTGTACTCGTGAAGAATGGGAACAATTCAAAGAAGATATCTATTATGATTTCCGTAAAGATAATAACTTCACTGAACTTCGTGAAGCAGAGTTATTGCAGAATAGATTGCAAATGGTAGGTTTAGTTGACCCATATATCGGTCGATATTTTTCTCAACAGTATGTTATGAACAAAGTTTTAATGATGACTGATGAGGAAATTGAAGCTATGCGAGAGAAAATACAAGAAGAAAAAGAAACGCTACCAGATGATATGCAAGGACCTATAATGCAGCAGGGCGGAGCTGAAGAACAGCAACCGCAATCTGACCAACCTCCAGTTGACAATACCGTTGAAAATGCCAATGAAACGGAATCATTAACGCCTCAGCTTGATGATGAGGTAAACAAGTCAGTAATTAGTATAAATAATAGACGCAAATAATAGGGAGTTACCATGCAAATCCAAGAAGTTATTAATCACATTGCTGCTGGCGATAGCGTGGCAGCAAAAGAAAGCATAGAAAATATTCTATCAGCAAAAGCGTTTGATGCGCTTCAAACTCGTAAACAAGAAATTGCTTCAACTCTTTTTGGTGGTCAAGAGCAAGAGCAAGAGTATGAAGAGGCGATGGAAGAAGGTATAAAGGGTGCTGCTATCGGTGGCGCATTAGGTTCAGTTGGTGGTCCAGTTGGTGCTGCTGTTGGTGGTGCATTGGGTCATGTTGCTGGCGAAGGTCTTGCTAGTTTAAGAAAAAGAACAGTTGCAGCAGGAAAAGCTTTTGCTACAAAACCATCACGTGATTAATTAATGAAATCATTATTACAATTTAAATGTATTGTTGAAGAAGAAAAGTCCGACTACTCAAAGTTGGACATTCTTGTTCGTGCAGGTTTAGCAAACAAAGCACAGCTCCAACGTATTCACAAAATAGTGGATAAGATGGGCGAAGAACGTCCAGTGTTCAATAATGCTGATCGTGAAATCATGCGTAATCTTTTCAATCGTATGGCTGATTTGATTACAAGCAATAAACAAATTTTTACACGTGCAAGACAAGCAGTTAGAGAAGATTTGAACGAAGCACGAAGCGACAGTGTTGGTAGTGCTTTTCCATTAGTACCGGACCCACCGGTTGTTTTGGTAATCAAACGCAAAGCAGTAAGATTGTATCCAGATGGCACTAGAGTTGCGCTTTATTGGAGCGACAAACTAAAGAAATATTTTAGCGTTCCATATGGACCAGCCTTAGATTCGACAATTCAAGCTGAGGAATATGTCAGAGAATTTTTAGAGTCCGATGAAATCGCTTTAAATGATGGTAATAATGTTTCTCTAAACGAACAAACAAAAGAAATGTTTATAGATGTTTATGGGCGTTTAGATGAGCAAAACAAAGAATATTTTTGGAATCAATTAACAGAATCAGCATCAACATTTGGAAAACTCTATGAATTTTGTAGAACTAATTCTTCAGAATAAATTAGACGAAGCCAAAGAACTCATCTATGAAAAATTGGATGAGATAGCTTCTATTAAATTAGAAGAGATAAAGCCATTCGTTGTTGATGAGATGTTTGAAGAGATTGAAGTTGACGAAGAAGTATTAGAAGAGGCTGCAAAGAAACGAAATCCAAATGTTGTTAAAATGGGTAGAGTTCAAAAGATTCGTCGCCGTATTCGTCGCAATAAAAAAGGTAAGATTATCGTACAGAAAAATGTACGCAAATCAGCACTAAAAGGATATCGTTTGTCTGGCAATACAGTAAAGCGTATACCAGCAACAGTAAGATTACGTAAAGCACGTTTATTGAAACGTGCATGGAAAACAACAAGAAGAGCAAAACTTAGACGCACATTGTTAAAGAGAAAGATGTCAATGCGCCGTCGTAAATCTATGGGACTAAGATAAAATGCCATTTGAAATAACTAACAGTTTAAGAGGAACATCAGTCATTCGTGGTGTCGATGCGGGTACTTACACAATCACACTGAATGATCTGAGAGCTAATGCCACAATTGAAAGCGTATCTGCCGCAGATATTAAACGAATCATGTGGTCAACAAACGGTAGCATTACAGTTGTTAGAAACGGTGTTCCACAACTTGCTTTGCATACAGGTGGTGTTATGGATTTTGCAGACTTTGCACACTCACTTGCAAATAATAATACTCAAAGCATTGTTGTAACAATTAATACAGGCGGTTCTTTTATTATGGAAGTTTCTAAAGTTGCGACATACAATGTTGACCCATATACAGGAGCATCCATCTAATGAAACTAATTAAAGAACATATTGAAGATGTAAGATATCTTACCGAAAAAACAGAAGACGGTAAAAAACAAATGTACATTGAAGGTATTTTTCTTGTCGGTGACACAGTTAACCGAAACAATCGCATGTACGAAATGAAAACATTACGTAATGAAGTCGCACGATACACAAAAGAACTTATTGAATCTAATCGTGCGCTTGGCGAACTAGGACATCCTGATACACCATCACTCAATCTTGAACGTGTATCTCATAAGATTGTTAGCCTTAAAGAAGACGGAAATACTTTTGTAGGTAAAGCACTTATTATGGAAACACCTTATGGACAAATAGCCAAGAATTTAATAGATTCTGGTGTAAATCTGGGTGTTTCTTCACGTGCCCTAGGCTCAGTTGTAATGACTAAAGAGGGTTACAATTTAGTCCAAGATGATTTGCGTCTTGCAACAGCAGCAGACATCGTTGCTGACCCTTCAGCACCAGGAGCTTTTGTTCAAGGTATTATGGAGAACAAAGAGTGGATGTATGTTGAAGGTCGTTTTGTTGAGTCACATATTGACTACGCTAAAAAACAGATTCGTCAAGCATCACGCAAAGAAATTGAGACTGTTGGATTACAACTTTTCGAAAATTTTCTACGAAAACTTTAAAATTTATAAATAAGAAATCATAAGGAGATATTCAATGGCAACAAACAAACTAATGGAAGCAGCGGCAGAAATTCTTGCAGCAAGCAAGTCTTCGGCTCCTGGTATGCCAATGCCTAAGTTACAGCACGACACTCCAGGCAATTCTGGAACACCTGAAGACTTGGGCGGTCCTACACCACAAAACAACAAACCAAATGATGATTCTAACAAGCTTTCAAACAAAGCTAAAGACTCAGCTGGTTCAAATAAATCTTCATTGAACATGAAGCCTTCACACGCTTCTGCCGATACACAACTTGGTGACAAGAACATGCGTCCGGGTTCAGGTACCAACATGATGCCAGAAGATGTTGAAGAAGATGTAGAAATTTTTGATGATAATTCAGCAGTTGAAGAAATGAAAGCTCAGATGAAAGAAGATATTGATTCTCTTTTTGCTGATGACAAAAACATTTCTGAAGACTTTAAAGCTAAAGCTGTTACTATTTTTGAAGCACGTGTATTTGACCGTGTTGCTCAAATTCAAGAGCAATTGGAATCAGAATATGCTGGTCAATTG